TCCCAAGTATAAACTACAGCTTGAGTTGGGTTGGTTGTGTCATCTACGCCAGCGTCATCAGGCATTGCCACAGGTGCTTCCCAATCCCATGTGGAGGTATTCAAAACCCATGATGGATAAGGTGGTGATGGCTTATAAAAAACATCATTAGTCGCATCGTACTTCATGCCGATGCCAGCGGGTCTATATCTCATATCTCCAGTTTTACTGGTCTGAACCCAATTAGTATCTGAGCCAAGTAAGGATTTACAAAAAGCTATACCTGCCGCCTCGTTGGGTGCATCAGAATCATTAACGACTGTTACTTGCATTACTATATTGTCGTCATCTATTTTTGCGAAATATGCCATTACTGGAACTGATACCTCAAAATTACCACGCCATCTCCTCCTGCTTTTCCGTTTTTGGATGTAGTCACATAACCTCCTTGCCCTCCTCCGCCTCCTCCTTTGCCATCCGTACCAGCAGTTGCCTCGGTGTACTGCCAACCACTGGAAAAGTAGGGTTCACCAGAATTACCGCCACCGCCATTGCCACCTGATTGTACTGAACCACTAGTACCGCCACTATTGCCACCGCCACCGCCAGCGTAATATACATCTGTGCCTGATTCGACAATATCATTAGCTGCCCCTACACCACCACCGCCTGTCCCTCCTGCTCCTCCCTTTCCGCCACCTCCTCCACATGCTGCATAGCTATACCCACCAGTCCCCCCATCATTACCTTGTCCTGCTGTCCCATCTCCCCCGGCTCCTGCACCGACGTTGCCTCCTCCTCCTCCAGAACCACCATCTCTTCCAGCCTGTGCGCCGAAACCACCAGCACCGCCGCCACCAACGGAGGTTAATGTGCCAGAATCAAAATCAACTGACGAGTCTGATCCGTCACCGCCATCACCTGTTTCTTCTGCTGCTCCTGCTCCTACAGTGACTGTATATGTTTTTGCTGTAACAGCCATTCCAGTAGCAGCTAACATTCCACCAGCACCACCGCCGCCGCCGCTATGCGCCGTGTATCCTGACCAGTTACCACCCATGCCACCACCGCCGCCACCAGCGACAATAAGGTACTCAACCCCTGCCGTTCCAGCAGTAGTGACCTGAAAACTTCCACTACTAGTAAAAGTATGAACTTTGTAATTACCGTCGGTGGTAATAGTCCCACCAGTAGCAGCACCAAAAACTGTGCCAGTGAACTCTTCGCCGTTCAACTTGGCTAAGTCAGTATCGTTTTGCCCGTTGATCTTAGCGATACTGGCGATAGCTATACCGTTTACTTTTTTTACATTGTTAGCCATTAAGCATGTTCAATCGTTGTTAGACAGGGTTGTACGAAGATTAGTTTTTCACCAATAGAATGACCAACTACTTGCACAACGTCATCTGTTCCTGACGGAGCAGTATTCGACATTACTCCTTCAGTAGTAGAAACGTACAAGGGTGCGCCGTTTGTTCCGAAGTCAGTAAAACTCTCATCCCTTATCAATCCCAGTACCATCACTTCTATTGGGTTTCCGTCAGTTACGTTGGATGTATTTATAGATACTCCGATACAAGGCATTTTAGCTATCTCATCAGCGTCACATTCATGCACTTCATCATCCGTCCCTAGATACACAGGACTGAACGGGGTGACAGTCATACCTGCTTGGAAGGTAAATATAATTCCTTGAGCATCGTGGTCATCAATCGAGTCCTGAGTTATTTGGTCGGTGAACTTTACATTTGCACCTTGAGGGAGGTTCAAACTCTTGTCGGCAGCTAGGGTTATGTCATCTGTCGGAGCGAAGGTGGTAGACACCAATGCAGCAAACGTACCAGCAGCAGCAGAGTTGGCTCCTATAACCGCACCGTCAATAGCACCACCATCAATGTTGATTGCATCTAAGGCAGCACTTTCAATGAAGTTTGCCCTAGTCATCTTCCTGAGAGTGCCACCTGCACCGTCATCTATTACAACAAGATCAGCGTCAGCTATCGTCGTTGAAGCAGTCATGTTCTGAATATCTAATTTCAAAACACTACTTGCAGCAGAGATTCCTGTGCTTGTAACTGTACCCGCCATCAAGGTTGCTAAGGCGGTCGTTGTGGTTTTTTGTTCATTCGCTCCATCAGAATCTAATGTTGCAAAGAAGTCTCCATCAGCGGGGGTGACTGTACTCAGGTCTGAAAAATCTAGAGTAAAGGTCAGGTCGTAAGGGTCAGCGTCCGTACCGTTGTCAGTATCAGTCCAGTTAATATCTATACCCGAACCAATAAACTTGATCTCGTTGGCATTGTTTATGGTGACTTCATCGCCACTGTCATCTTCCAACTGGAAGGAACTCATCGACCCTTCAGCAGTTATATAACTACTAAGCTGAGAGGCATTAATGTATTTAGTTGAACCACCATCATCTACTAGGAACTTGTCACCGTCAGCAAGTGTAATTCCTGTACCGTCAGTACCGCTATCAATCTGAATAGCCCCACCCGCAACCTTATCTGCTGTAGATATAGTTGCCAGCTTACTGTCAGCAATAGCTGCGCTTGAATTAACATCTGCATTGACAATCGAGTTGGAAGCTATTGAGGTAACGCCAGCGTTTGTTATTGCAATGTCACCGCTTATTGCTACAGGGTTGTAGTTAGTTCCATCTGCTATAAGCATGTAAGCGTCTGTGTTCGTACCCATAAACAGGTCGTCACCAGACACGGTTAGGTCGCCTGTCACCACAACATTACCTGCGAATGTAGCTTTACCAGCATCCGACATATCGAAGACAAGGGCGTTTACATTAGACCCACCATCGTTACCTGCGATAGTAAAGTCGGCATCTGATGTTCCGGTCTTAAGAGTCCAGCTACCCGACGAGTTGGTAAAGGCTAATCCTGTGCTGTCACCTGACCCTGCCTTGAATGTAATGTCATCACCGTCAGCGTCAAGAACAATATCTCCCGCTACGTCAATGGTAAGGTCGCCTGATGACAGGTCTATTTCCGTGCCATCTATGGTGATGTTATCTATAACCACACCAGCGTTAGCTGTGATCTGGCTACTAAAGGCATCTATCTCGCCTTCTAAATAGGTGGCAAGAGTCTGGACGGTAGTCATCCTCATCGTGCCATCGTCGTTAATAAGGACACCATCGCCATCTGCTATCGCAGTTGTACCCCTAGCAGTACCACCATCAATCAGGTTTAACTCTGCTGGTGTTGCGGTAATAGCCGTGTCGCTATCTGCTGCCAAAATTGGAAGCGTACCGGACACGTTAGGGATAACGACTGTACGATCCGCTGTCGGGTCTTCGATTGTCAGCGTTGTCTCGTACCCGTCTGCCGTTGCGCCTTCAAATACGACAGCGTTAGCTGCGTTCATGGTCACTGTATCAACCGTAATTGTTGTTCCGCTAACAGTAAGGTTCCCGGTGACAGTCAGGTTGTCTGCAACAGTTACTTCTGAGGTGGTGTGACCAATCGTTACGGCGATACCGCTTGACTCAGTAGCTATCTTTAGCGCGCCAGTTGCGTTCTTAATATAAGAGTTGGTGCCGTCATGGTAGAGAACCATGTCACCAGCAGCTAGTGTCCCGATCTTTAACTCAGTACTGTCGGTAAGGTGCAGGGCATCTTCCGACTCATCCCATAGCAGGTATCTGCCAGAGGTAGCACCATACATGGTAACGTCAACACCTGTGTCGTTCTCTCCAAAGACAGCAGCCCCGCTTACGGTTAAGCGTGTGACGTTTATCCCGTTACCTGCTTTTATCCAGCGGACACTGGAGCCAAAGGTGATTCTAATATCCATTGGATACTTGGTTTCATCGGTGGTAGTTAAGTCCCACCTACCGTTAGCATCCGTAGTATCTGTCATCCCGGCGATAGCAGAGGTAGCGTTATCCGCACTTGTATAGGCAGCAACTGTTGCGTCCTGAACAGCGTTACCTGCGTTGTCGTATACAAATCCTGATAGCGTTACAGATGTTGTTGTCATGTTATTACCTATCTAAACCTAGAGCGGTCTATCCCTGCAAGGGCATCACCTACGATAGCCTTAGCGTCATCTATCAAATCATCCTCGTCTACAAATATAAGATTTATTCCCATCGTTGCCAGATACTCTCGTGTGAGTATATCCGATTGCCTTACCGCAGATCCTTTTTCGTAGTGGTAGAAAACCCCTTGTACGTTTATTGCTATGTTCGGGGGATTAAAGATCATAAAGTCTATGACTCTCCCGCCCTTGTCTAGCCTTCCCCCTGCCATCTGGTTTTGATACTGAAAGTCAATTTCAGATCGTAATCCTAGGCTTAGCAACGCCTTCCAGCAAAGATACTCAGGTCCACTACCTGTCCACCATTCAGGTGTAGGGATAGCCGGAATTGTCTCAGCCATTAGGTTTCAACCAACTGTATTTGTATCTGACCTCTTTCATCGTGTCCTGTAAATTCAAACCCTGAAGCACTTACTAGATCTACATTGTAGGATCTATCCGAATCGTCATCCTTGTAAGTAAAAGGAACAAGTGTATTCGTGTTAATAACAGTTGTTATATCATCCATCATCTGTTTAGGAGTAGAACCTCTAAACGACTGAGCTGTGTCTATGCTTACACTGAACCCAAACTTGGGTGGGATCTTTTCCCTCCACCTTAACTCGATCAGGTTTAAGTCTGGGCTGCTGTCATCATCATTGCTTGCAAGCGCAGCCTTGAACTTAATGGAAGAAAAGTTAACTCCTACACCGGATGCAAAGTCGTAGGTCGTAGTGCCGTTAGACGTAATAGTTCCTAATGATGTGTACGATTCAGTGAAGTCGGTAGCGTAAGAGATTGCTATGTTTACATTAGAAGAACATCCCGATGTAACGGCGCGGAAACTGATCGCAGTCTTGTTACCTGCCGCATCTCCGCCGTCGAACCAAGGTGTCTCAAGACTTCCACTGCTAGCGTATTTAAAGTCGGTGATCTCGTCAGGGTTTATAACGTCTGGAGATAGCTCCATCCAGTACATCGTTGCGCCAACAACAAACCAAAGTCGGTACTCGTTATACGGACTACCCACAGTACCCGCCCTAAGTCCAACGTTATTATCTGCTGTCCACTTAACTTCCCAAGACTGTTCGTTGTAGCCTATTATCGAAGAGGTTCCCAAGCCACCAACTACAGTTGACCCTATTCCTTCAGGGACGCTTTCAAACATAGTGTAAGTAACTTCAGGTATGTCAGCATTTACGAGCGCAAGTAGATCGTTGTGTGTACCGATTAGTTTTTGAATCTGACCTTTATATGCACTTGGAACACCGTGATCTCTATCGAAACCGACAAGGCTTACAACGGCTGTGTTCGCACCTGTCTGGTACTTATAGATAGCATTACCTGCCGGAAAGTACATGGAGTCACGCCAAACTATTGAGCCTAGCCCTGCCTTAACATGGAAGGGCGTTCTTAACTCTGTCTCTTCCCACCTGTTATTAGTCTCGTCGTAAGCCCATAAACCTACCTTGGTCGTAGCGTAGATGATAGGGCTACCAGCAGCATCCCGGTAAACAAGTAGTGACGTTACATAATCGTTAGGTAATGGCAGTTTTGCTTTACCTGTCGCTGCGTTCTCAGGTCCAGTTGCCCAGTTCTTTAGAGTTCCGTCCTCGCTTATACCCCAGAGAGTTCCGTGCCAAACTGTAAAGAAGGATACTTTATGCACCGCACTTGAAGAGCCAGCTAAGCTTGTGAAGCTCGACCCGTCTTTTGTCCATGAATATCCGGTATCACCTTGAGCAACAACTAAGTAGTTAACTCCGTCGGTGTGAGTAAACGTAACAGCTTCAGAGCCAGCGTTTGTTAGGTTCACGCTTAGGTTTTCCCAAGAGTCATTAGTCTCAGCGAACCTATATACATCTCCGTCCCTGAATACAGCATAAATACTTTCAGCACTCTGACCAGTCACCCGATACGGAGTAACGCTATTGATCTCGCCTGTGTGATCGTTTGTAAGTGATGTAACTTTTCTTGGGAGAAGTACGTGTCCCTTGAATCGAATCTGGCAATCAGTCCACCAAGCCCTGTCAACAGATCCGGGGTCTAGCCCACGGTTCCAGCCAATACCGCCACGGAAGTCGTTCTGCGTGAGGATAGAAGCCCTTGGGTCAGCACCACGCTGAGTATCACCGATGGTAAATCTTGGGGCAGCGATACTTACAAGCGTCTTGCGTACAGGTCCAGCAATCCTGTACCGCTTGCTGTTAAGTAAGATTTCGTTTTGACCTATAACTGAAGCCATTAATCCACCATCTTAGTGCCGGGTCTAAGGATGGGCAGGGAACGTTCAGCCTGAGCAGCAACACCCTCAAAGAAAGCAGCGCGCCTGTCCCTGTCGTCAGGGTCTGTTGTCCTGCCTCTTGCAAGGCTGAATAGAGCTTTACTTGTAGCTCTCGCCACTACTAGGTCGGGATCTATCTCACAAGTAGTTGAGTCTGCAGTTAACAGGGCAGGGAGCTTATAACCGACAAGCCGGATTAACTTGTATCCAACTTCTCTTCTTGCAGCTTGGGTTAAGAATACTTTCCTAGCCTCTCGTTCCATCCTGTAGTTTCCGCTCCACACACGGGCGTATGTTGCTGACTGAGAGTCAACAGCCTTTATGTCATTTATCCAGACATACCTAGTGCTTGTCCCTGTAACGTACTTAAGCCCAACAGATGTTATCGCTGAGAGAAGTTCAGGGTTGGCAAGGCTTACCCGCATGTATGTCCAAGTCCTAGCGTCTGCTGCAGGTACATTAATAGTTTCTCTTGGGGTAGCAAGTGCAGAGGCTTCACCTAAAACAATAGTCAGATTTCCAGCAGTGTGGGCAACAGAGGACTTAAACCAGAACTCAAGCGTGTCGTACTTACGCAGGTCTAAAGATGAAACATCTTTGTAGCCTACAGTTCCTGCTGACACACTACTTAGATACATTCGAGTTGAAGCGCTATGAGCTTTACGATCTTCCGAATCAGCTACGATCGTTACGCTTGTGCCAGCAGTCCAAGCAGAATTAGCTTCATCAACCGTTGTCCCGCTGTAAGAGTTTCGGTAATCGACAGCGGATACAGCTACTAGGGTTGATGGAATATCATATCTTGAGTCTCGTCCGTGAGCGTGATTGGACTCATCTTCGTCAGGTACTAGACCTCTTGGGGTTCTCTGAATTATTGCCTGATTAATAAATTCGTGGATGCGATCTGGCGGGTACTCTGCCCTCCAGTATTCGTAGGTGTCATTCGCTGCCGTGTTAGCGGTAGCTGCTGGCTTGAAGGTAAACGTACCTGTACTGCTAGCGTAATCGGTTACTCGACGGATAAGACCGTCGTTAGTTCCAGATGTAAAGACAATCCACCCGCCATTGAACTCGTCATCCCCGCCTATGTAGGTGGCATCAACAAGTGTTAATGTGTCCCCATTCCCTGTTGCAGAACTAGCTGGAGCCTGATCTAAGTTCGCAGCAATAGAGCGCCTAATCTGTTCTCTAGTTCTGCTTTGAAATGCAGCCACAATATACCTACCTGCTCTGTCTTCGCTTTCTTCTCCAGTCAGCTAAAGATCTTAACCCACCCTTTAGGTCGTCAAGCTTTTCTTTACTAACTGTATTGGTTTTCGTTACCCGCTTAGCTTCTTCCCTAGCGGTTTCACGTTCTTTATGCAGAAGTTCCTCTAGCTGATTGCCAGTTAATCTTGCTGCGCCCGGAATGTAAACACTCTTTCCGAACCCAACATCAAAAGTCTCTTCTGCAGGGTCCGCTAAGACCCTCTCTAGATCTTTAGGAAGGCTAACCTGACGATGACCCGCTCTTTTACCTGCGGACACAGGCAACCAAAGTTGTTGTTTCGCCAAGTTAGCCCCCTAATGATTAGTCTCGAATTGCGAGCATGACCCATGCGTAGTCTGTATCGACTGCCGGGATACCCATAGCGTGACCAATAGGCCTTGAGTCCTCATTAGCTGAAGAGTCCCAAAGGTCAAAAGCCCCTGACTCACCAGAAGCTTGGCTCACACCAATAGCGTCACCAACAATGCCAACAACTGCACCAGATAGTACAGCAGCAGGACCAGCGGTTTGTATCCAGCAGAAGTAATCTGCGGTTACAGGGATAGTAGTTACACCTAGCGGTCCGGTAGTCATAGTACCGTCACCGTCAATGATCTTTACATCCTTGTAAGGACTGTACATCAAACCGAAAAGTGAAGATGTAGTTAGAGCAGTTCTGATTCCATCAGGCTCGTCTACCGTTATCTTCAAACCAGTTGCACTAGATACTGCGGTATTTTCTTTAATCCTGTATACCTCACCCTGTCCCGGTCCATCGTTAAAGTAAACATACCCATCTTTGTACTGGTTCTTAGTCACAGTTAGAGAAGTACCAGACGTAAACGAAAGTTCGTTTGCTGATGTAGCAGCAGCAGCTAAGTCCATGTCATGCGCTCCAACAGCAGCAATGCCATCTACTAACTGACCAGCAGTAGTAATAGCTGAACCACTATTTTCTGCGTAATAGAAAACTCTTCCATCAGGCGTTACCGCCCTTGTACCGAGTTTCTGCTTCTGAGAAGAAGTCTCGATTTTTTCCTGTCCGTACCCTAAATGTACGGTGAGTGGAAATGCCATTTTAATATCCCTCCTTGGGATAAGTTTTGAGCAGGTTCTAAGCCCTGCGATAGTCCGATGTTAAAAGGCTCGGTCTATCGTTACACCTTTTCAGACGTTGCAGAAACCTTGGCGGGTTTCTGTTCAGTCTTTTTTTCAGGAGGACTCTTGCGGAAGCCTCGCTCTAAGTATACGTCTTCATACGAAACAGGAAGGTTGGGACATTCAACCCAATCATGCATACTTTCGTTGAATTTCCAGTAGGATCTTTTTTTAACCCCACGGACAGTCATACCTTGTAAGCCAGATTTAACCACAAGAGCCTCCTAATAAAAACTAACTAGTTGCCGGGTTGCCGATTTCGTATTGAAGTGCAGCACCACGGGTGTCATCAACTTCAAAGACTGCGTAGTCTTCAGTGACAACTACTTCGTGCGCTCGCAGGGAAATGTCCCGCTCACGCTCTTCTCGCCTTGCCCTAGCAGCAAGATGACCCATAGCAGTCTTGTCAGCAATAACCCCGTAACCGGAATCAACGCTACCAATCTTTGCTATGTTTCCGTCTTCAAAGAAAGGGACACCTGAAAGCTTAATGCCTGACCAGTAATCCTTTACCGCTGGCTTGTTGAAAGCATCAGGGAGTGGATAAGTAGACAGGGTATTACCTACGTCAGTTGCCAGTTTCCAAAGTGCGTTAGGGTGGTGAACGACAAAAATATCGTTACCAAACTGATCTGCTTTTGCGTTAGCAATAACTGCTGACACAAGAGCAAGGGTAAAGTTCGCACCGTCTGCACCAAGAACTGTTCCACCATTAAGCGATGGGAACAGGGCAATGATGTCGTTGTCTTTCTTGCGCGCCATTGCATCACCCATCTGGCGACCAATGATCTTGAAGACATCTTCATTGTTCTGCTGGAGAAGGGTGTCGGTAATGATTACCTTAAGTCCAACTTCAGCGGTAGTAGCGGTGACAGTTGATACATCAATGTCCTCGCTGTCGATCATGTCTTGACCTTCTGCCAAGTCCTCAGCGGTCATCTGTGCGACCTTAGGGATTGTCAGTTGGTACTCGCCCTTGCCAAGATTAAACTTTTCAATAAGTCCAACCATCGGGGCATTATGCTCTTCAGTATATCTGGCTGATGCAAGCATGATTCGCGACATGCTTTGCAAATTGCCAGTACTGGAAGTTTGTACTGCCATTATTATTTATACCTCAGCCGAAAATGGTAAGCCCTAGCTTCTGAGAAGCAGCCCTTGCCATGTCTGTTGTTACTGCAGGATCTCCTGCGTTGTAT